GGTGACGCAGGTGACACTGGTCTAATTGGTCCGATTGGTCCAACTGGACCATCCGGTGGGGCACAAGGAGTAACAGGAGCACAAGGAGTAACAGGAGCACAGGGAGCAACAGGAGCACAGGGAGCACAGGGAGCAACAGGAGCAACAGGAGCAACAGGAGCAACAGGAGCACAAGGAGCACAAGGAGCAACAGGAGCAACAGGAGCACAGGGAGAAACAGGAGCAACAGGAGCACAAGGAGTTACAAGTGGACAATCATTACAATTTACAGTCGCATTAGAACAGTCTGGTGGAAGTACAGAGTTTGTCATTGCTGGAGTAGATGATACTATTGTTAGCGGTGAAACTAATACATTATATAGTACACCATTTGGTTCATATAATAATCATATTTATATTAAAATTAATTCTGTTGTTCGCAATGTAAGTATTGATGATATTGTTATTACGGTCAACGGTACATCTATTTCCGAATCTACTTCAGTTCCTATTGAACCGGATAGTGAAACGATTTCTATACCTTCATCTATTTCTATTCCAAATGGTTTTCAAACACTAAAAAAATGGCTTTATATTTCTGATATATCCTTTAGTAATGTTTCTAGCATAAACTATGATATTGAAGTTTTAGGGTATGTTGATTTCTTAAATACTGATATACGCGTTATTGGTTACAGAGCTGAAATATTGGGTGACGATAATAGTGATGGTGCTGACATCACCGTATTAATACGTAAGGTTGACAATGGAACCTCCGTTGTTACTAAGCTGATAGATTTAGAAAATATTACGGTTAATGAACCGATAAACCAAATTGTTGACAATTTACGCACTGGTAGCGGTGTTAATAGAAGCTATACTATGCCTGTGGGTACAAGTCTATGGCCTCCAAACACTGATTTTGTTTTGAAACAAACTGATTTTAATACATATTTTACTGCTAATGAAAATCATATTTTAGGTAGTAGTGATGAAGGTATTATAATTAAACTTAAAAGCACCGATTTAGGTGCACCTAACGGCCCTCAGTATATTTCACTGTTTATTTACTATGAACCGTTGTAAAACACATAAATATTTTATTATTTAGAATAAAATATTTTAACAAATCAATCAATATTGAAGTACGCAGCTGTATGTATTATCGTGCGTACATTAGACCACAATTTCCACCAACAAATGTGATTACATTATATCGCTCTTCAAATACGGTCATATCGTAGTTATAGTCATAAATTCTCCAACTAGGTTTATTTACACCTATTAAATTTCCAGACGAATCACAAATGTCGAATACCTGGGCATTAGGATCTAATGGCGGACTATAAGTTGTGAATTCTAGTTGAATATCTTTGAACTTGCTCATATTCATGGCACCGGATGGCTGAAAGTCAAATGGATCATTATGAATAGCAAAACTATAATTGTAAAGACCGTCAGGGGCATTACCAGATGTTCGCACATATTTTTCAACATAATTGTATATTCCTTCATCTAGAACATTCTCTCTATATTTTCCATCCAATAAGATACCTAATTGAAGTAAAATGTCCCTTTGATTTTCTGGATGAAAAACACCGGTTGTAACTAGTCCGGACGAATGTCCAAATATAGGGTTCTCTAATGGATTATAACCAGGACCTATATTTGTTCCTCCCGAACAATCAGGTACGCTCCAATTACCAGACGGGTCGGCATACGTACTGTTCTTAGGCAATTCTTTATAAGGCCAATTTGTATAATTACTCCATTCATTCCTCAAATTAATATCACTTCTCTGAAATGTCCACATCCAAGATGAAATCATACCCATGGTACTCTCTAATTTAACACGTTGACTACCCGTTACATTGGAAAACTTCCAGTCGTATACTGATTTAAATAAATATTTTTGCTCTTGAGCGGCAAATACTTTTGATTCTTCTTCTGTTAAAAATCCATAGGTAGATATTAAATGAATATCTGCATTCCAATTTGTTCTTTTATCTTGGTAAGAAGTATTACTTAACGCTACATCGGGAGGAGGTTGTAAAAATCGGTAAAATTGTTGTAAAGGGTCATTAAAATTCGGCTGGATATAAGGATAATTGTTCTCCTGGTCTTCTATATCACGAATAACAATCAATTCTTGAATTGGTCTTAACGTAATATTTATCTCCAATTCATTGTATTGGAGAGCCACTAAAGGGAACGCCATCTTTGCAGCCATAGTAAACCAAAAATTGATAGGAATATATAGCTTTCTGGCTCTAATAGATGGCTCGGGACCTTGTGTACTATCTGTATAATAAGCATTAGGATAAGCATTTACCCTAGGAGCTACATTTCCAGGATCATTTAATTCACTAATATTACCTGTCATATTATCATAAAGCGCCTTTTTTTCTGTTGAAAAATCACGTTGAACCATAGCTAATAAATAAGCACCGGAATACTTGTTCAATGTTTGACCACCTACCGAAATTTCCACTTCTTCAATCATTTGCGTTCCCAAGTCATCAATCCATTTAAATTCATAAGGTGCCCAATTAGAAGAACAATCTTGCGGTGGATAAATTGGACTCCAAACGGTAGGTAATTGAACAACTAAATAAGTATCCATCAATAATTCCGCATATCGTTTCATTCTAAATGTGAATTTAGATGATTCTGTTGTACGCAAATTACGTTGTCCATCAAAATCTATTCGGAACTTTTGAAGACCGAAATTGGTGTATTTTTTATATGTTGTTTTGAAAAAGGTTTTTGACGGGTTTCCATTTAAATATACATTTTGATTTCCGTAAGCCACCAAATTTAATAATCCTCCAGGCATTTGTATATATATATATCTATCATACAATAATAATATTTAAATATTAAAAACTAATATTAAATTATCATTTTACTAGATTATGTGTTCATTTAGAAAAATACAAGATGTTGTACTCTTTCATTGCCATCAATTGTTGTGTTATAGTTAATATTTTTTCATAACATAATATAAGTATCCATGGAACAAGTAAATAAAATGAAAAAAATTTTTACTGGAATAGATAATAAGGCAAAAATTGTTAAATATACAGCATATGCTCTAGCGGCTTTAATGAGTTTGGGATTAATTTTATATACCAGAAATAAAATGGTCCTTGGTAAAAATAATTGTGATAAAATAAAAACCATGTATTCGTCATTTCCTACAATATCGTCTTTTAATATCAACGATTCGTCTTATCAATACAAATTAAGAGATTATTATATTAAAACAGCGTATAATTGTTGTTGTAGTGGTCAATTCAAAAACGATTGGGTAGATGAATGTGCTTTAAAGGCTTGTATAGCACAAGGTGCTCGAGTATTAGATTTTGAAATTTATTCTCTAGACGACGAACCTGTCATAGCTACATCAACCGTTGACAATTATAATATTAAACAAACTTATAATGATATTCATTTGAAAAAAGCATTACAAATAGTGAATAACTATGCATTTAGCGGAGGTTCGTGTCCTAATCCGAATGATCCGTTAATTTTACATTTCAGAATTTCTAGTAATAACGAAAAAGTCTACAAAAAAATGGCTGATACCATTTATTCGACAATTGGTCCTAAATTATTGGGTAAAGAATATAGTTATGATTATGACGGGAAAAATTTAGGTTCCGAACCATTGACCAACTTTGTGGGAAAGATTATTATTTCAGTTGATCGTAGTAATCCAGTGTATGAAACAACACCATTAAAAGAATATGTAAATATCGCATCTAATTCTGTTTTTCTAAGGGGCACTCGTGAATATGATGTTAAATATACGCCTGATTCAAATGAACTAATCGATTATAATAAAAAAAACATGTCATTTACTATGCCAGATTTAAGCGTATCTAATAATAATGTATCCGCCGCATTGAATTTCAGCTACGGATGTCAATGGGTAGGTATGTGTTTTCAAAATTTTGATTCAAATATGGAGTATTATAGTTTGTTTTTTGATAAGGTTGGACATGCGTTTGTTCTAAAACCAGAGAACTTACGTTTTGTACCTGCTACCATTCCTAACCCTAAACCTCAATCTCCCGAAAATTCTTATACTACACGTACCACTAAAACTGATTATTATTCACTTAGTGTATAACATGTACATTCCTTGACGGACATATATTATTTTATCATTACATAATATATATCATTTATTCATGCCTGAATGTAATAGCAAAATGACTCTAGAAGAAAAGGAAGTCGCTATATTAAGAGATGCTATTGATATAGCTGAAAGACGCAAGGGTCAAAAAACTACAAGTGACCCTGATGTTAAAAGAATAATTTCTATTTTAGAAGATTTCTTAAAGAAAAAAAAACTTGTTTGTTACGGAGGTACTGCTATCAATAATATTCTTCCTTTAGAAGACCAATTCTACGATAAGAATATTGAAATACCTGATTATGATTTTTATTCACCAAACGCTATGGAAGACGCAAAAGAATTAGCTGATATATATTATGACGCAGGATTTCAAGAAGTTGAGGCAAAATCTGGCGTTCATCATGGAACATACAAAGTATATGTGAATTTTATTCCTGTGGCAGATATCACTTATCTAGAAAAAGCACTGTTTAAACGTGTCCAACACGAAGCAATACGTGTATATGGAATTTTATATTGCCCTCCTAATTTTCTCCGCATGAATATGTATTTAGAATTATCACGCCCTGCCGGTGATATTAGTCGATGGGAAAAAGTATTGAAACGTCTCATATTATTAAACAAGAATTATCCATTAACCGGAAAGCACTGTGACCCTAAAAATTTCCAAAGAACGTTTGAACATCTTGATAATGGTAATGGTAGTGGTAGTAACAGTAATGAAGAAAAATTATATTATGCTGTACGTGACGCATTTATTGATCAAGGAGTCGTATTTTTTGGTGGTTATGCTAGTTTTCTATATTCTTCTTATATGCCCACCAAGCAACAAAAACTCTTTCAAAAAACACCTGATTTTGATGTCTTATCCGAAGAACCTGAAAAAGCAGCAGCCATGTTAAAAGAACGTTTAGAAGATTTTGATTATAAAGGTATTCAAATTACCAAACACGAGGGTATAGGTGAATTAATAGCTCCTCATTTTGAAGTTAAAGTAAAAATTAATAATACTCTAGAGACTGTCGCATTTATTTATAAACCGTTGGCGTGTCATAGTTATAATATTATTAAAAAAGGTAACAAAAGTATACGTGTAGCAACTATTGATACTATGTTGAGTTTTTATTTCGCCTTTTTCTATAGTGGTCGGGATTATTATGATGATGAACGTATTGTATGTATGGCTCAGTACTTATTTGATGTTCAACAAAAGAATCGCCTTCAACAAAAAGGTCTTTTAAAGCGCTTTAGTATTAATTGTTATGGTAAACAGGAAACATTGGAAGAAATGCGAAATACTAAGTCCGAAAAATACAAAGAATTGAAGAACAAGCGCAATACAAGAGAATACGAATCATGGTTCTTGCGCTATATTCCCCATGAGGAAAAATCACACAAGTCAATGGCAAAATCTAAGTCTAACTCTCGTTCTCGTTCTAATAAAAAGACCAAGGCTAATAAGAAACATTCAGCTAGAGAAGGAAAGGCACAAAAGCACAAGAAAAATACCAAGAAGAATAACAAAGGAAGTGGAATATTTGGTCTATTCTAAGTATTTCTTATATCATGTCCAATTGTGCTTTTACGAAAATAAAAATATAATAAAATGTTATATGAACATTTTATTATACGCGTTTATGATTTTACTAATGTATTTTTTAGCGGGTATTCATAAAGCTATGAATTTTTCATCGACTGTAAAGGGATTCCAAAATATGTTTTTCCTACAAAAAATGCCTAGTATTTTTTATAATTTATCTATATTAGGTGTCGTTTTACTAGAAATATTTGCTCCTATTGTCATTATGTTCTCTCTGTACACCAATACACACACAGATTGTGCGTATTATTCTAGTCTAGGATTAGCAGTATTTACTATATTAGCAAGTCTTATTTATCACTTCCCAACAAAAAAAGGACAACATTCCGCTTTTATGAAAAATTTGACAGCAATTGGTTCACTTATGTTACTTTCAACTATGTTTAGTTGAAGTAAATA